ATGTCATTTCTCAATTCACTGGCGCCGTTCGCGCAGGGTGTCGATCCGACTGGAACCCGGCTGATGCTGGGCGACTTCGAGTTTTTGGAATTTGAAGTCCCTGAACAGATTGCCATCCACGGCAGGCAGAAAACTGTACAGCATCAGCTGATTGGCGGCAGCCGTATTATCGATGTGCTGGGTACGGAATACGAACCGCTGTTCTGGTCTGGCATCATCACGGGCGCTCAGGCTGGTGAACGTGTCAGTGTGCTGGAACGCATGCGGGATGCAGGGCACCCGGTGGTGCTGACCCTGGATGATTACCGTTTCACCGTGGTGATTACGGCATTTAACCCGGTCTACGAGTACATCTGGCGTCGCCCTTACTCCATTGAAGTGGCGGTTGTCCGCAATGAGGGCTCGCCAGAGAAGGTGGATGCCCTGACCGGCGCGCTACAGGGACTGATTGACAGTGACCTGGGCCGGGCACTGGGCCTTGCCAGTATCATAAACATTGATGCCGTGGCGCAGGCCGTCAGAAATCTGCATCAGGCGGTAAAGGCGGTGACGAATTTTGCGCATGCCACGGTCGCGCAGGTGCAGGCCGTTGTCCGCCCCATCATCGCTGCACGCAACATCATTCAGCATGAGCTCGCGCTGCTTGAAGCAGCGGCAGGTGAGATTACCTCACTTGGAGGAATGGTGCCCGGCAACCCCGTTTCAAAGACCGTCAGTAATCTGCTCCTTCAGTCAGACCACGCCACCCGCATCCCGGCCCTGTATCATCTTCAGGACGTGCTGGGCAGACTGAACAAAAATGTTAATGCAGGGCAGGCCGCCAGTGGTGTAAGGGCAGTAACGCTGTCAGGCGGCAATCTGTATCAGGTGGCATCAGAGCAGTATGGTGACGCTTCTTTATGGACCAGCATTGCCGAGGCCAATGACCTGGCCGATCCGCAACTGAGCGGCATTCACACGCTGAAAGTACCCACCAGCCCAGCGAGTTAACGATGGACGTCAATAACCCCATTACCAAATCCAGCGCCCGCCACGTCAGCGGGCGATGTCTTTTAAATGGCACAGAGGTGCCCTTTGTGTCGTTCAGTGTTGAGAGCAATGCCTTTCGCGGTGCAGGTACGTTTGAGCTTACGCTGGCGATTTCAGCGCTGCCGCCTGGCATGCAGCTGCTTAACTGGTGGGCGGTGCAGACCACGATCAGGACAGAGCTGTTCATTTCGATTGAGACGCAGGCGGGAATTAATGAGAAAAAATACATCACGGGCAACATCGATACGTGGCATTACGAACCTGCACGCTTTGAGATCTCCGCAGAAGGGCGCGATTTCACCGCAAAACTTATTGATGCGAAGACCCTGGGCGAAAGCTTTAAAAATCTTACCAGCTCACAGATAGCCACTACGCTGGCGCAGCGACACGGCCTGACACCGGTTGTGACGGCGACGACACAGCGCGTCGGTGAGTACTACCAGATTGATTCGACTCACCTGACAGGCGAACAGACGGAATGGGACCTGATAACCAGTCTGGCGGGGATAGAAAACTTTTCGGTTCATGTGGAAGGTGACAGCCTGCATTTCCAACCCCGACGCGACCCTGCCGGTAATGACGATTATGTTATCCGCTGGCAGCCCCCCGGTGAGCAGGTGTATCCCCGTTGCAATGTCTCCGATGACCTGAATTTTTCAAGAGCATTGACTATTTCCAAAGGCGTGACGGTGCAAGTGCTTAGCTGGAATGCAAAGCTTAAAAACAGACAGTTTATGGCGGTCTACCCGGCCCCGGCCAAAGGGGCAGAACCGGGTAAAGCCACAGCCGACAGGCAGGTTTATCGGGTTATCCGCAACGGACTGACCCCTGATGCTGCCCGCGCAATGGCCCGGTCTCTCTACCTGCAGATCATTCAGCATGAGATGACGTTCAGCTGCTCAGTGGCCGGTGACAACCTGCTTATGCCAGAAACTTCCGTACGCATTGAGGGCACTCAGAGCCTCTTTGACCAAGGTTATTTCTGCGATCGGGTGCGTCGTACGCTGAGCGCTGATTCAGGCTACAAAATGATGATATCGGGCAGAAATCACAGCCCAGCACTGGAGGTTGACCGTTGAGAGCACTGATCAACACCATGGCGGCAACGGCCCGTCAGAGCCTGGCCGGCAAAAGCGGTACCCGTCAGGGCATTATCACGGCCTACGATCCGGCCAGTTATGCGGTAAAAGTTCAGCTCCAGCCTACCGGTGAAGAAACCGGGTGGATCCCCCTCAGTACGCCATGGGCGGGTAACGGATGGGGACTGGCTGCAGGACCGATCCCCGGCGCGGTGATGGAAGTAGGATTTGATTCTGGCCTGACAGGTGTCGGAATGGCAGAAGGGCAGTTCTATAACGATGTGGACCGCTGCCCGGGCCCACCCTCCGGTGAGTTTTGGCTGGTACACCAGAGCGGATCGCTTTTGAAGTTTCTTAACAACGGGGAAGTACTGCTGTCCGCGAAGGAAAAACTCACCTATGACGCACCCGCACATCACTTTACCAGTGGCGACGTGCGCATAGATAAAAATCTTACCGTCGGGAAAGACATCCGCGACAACAATGGGCGCTATGGCACGGTTAATCGTATCCGCACTGTTTATGACGGGCATAAACATCTCGAAAAAGGGCAGGGCAACTTTACCGCCCCGCCTGAGCAGAAAATCACAGCCACTCTCCAGGGTTAACCGATGCACGACCTCTATCACTTCCCGGGCGGAGACCTTGACTCTTCTTCCACGGGCGATTTACGCACGGTATCCGCCAGCGATCGCACTAAACAACGCATTCTGCGGCGACTTCTGACTAATCCCGGCGACTACGTTTTTCACCCGGAATACGGGGCAGGACTGGGCAAGAAAATTGGTGAAGCAGTCATGCCCGGAGAGTGGAAGGCGCTCATCAGCGGCCAGATGTTGCTGGAAGAGGCTGTCGCCAGCCATCCGCCGCCGGTTGTAAAACTGAATCGCATTGAGGGGGGGATCAGTGTGTCAGTGTCCTATACGGATGCCATGACCGGCGCCCCGGAAACCCTCATCTTCGATGTCACGAGGTAAACAATGGCACCCCTCAATATAAAATCCTTTACCGAGCTTGTAAGCGAGCAGGTTACGGCTATTCAGGCCAGGGCACTGAAGCTGGTGGATTTCTCTATTGGCAGCATTCTCCGGTCGCTGGCAGAGTCGAATGCGGGTGTGGCCATGTGGATACAGCAGCTGATTGTGAAGCTACTGGTCACGACCCGCGCCGCGACATGCTCCGGCGATGACCTTGACAGCTGGATGGCAGACTTCAGTTTTCCTCGGCTCTCTGCCGTGCAGGCTATCGGGCAGGTCACCTTCAGTCGCTTTACAGCAACCAGCCGGGCACTGGTCCCGGTGGGTGCGCAGGTCACTACTACAGACGGTGCCCAGCATTATGCGGTGATCGCTGACACGTCGAATGATGCCTGGGATGCTGATCAGTCAGGTTATGTTATCGCAGCAGGCGTCAGCTCTCTCGTGGTTCCGGTGCAGGCGAACAGAGCAGGCGCTGCGGGTAATGCCCAGCCGGGAACGGTTACAGTCATTTCAGGGGCAATTCTCTACGTAGACACAGTCACCAACACCGCCGCGTTTGTTAACGGCAAGGATGCAGAGAGTGATGACAGCTACCGGGCGAGATTTGTGCTGTGGATTGCCTCACTGTCGAAAGCCACCAAAGCGGCTATCGGCTTTGCCATCAGTAATCTTCAGAATGGGGTCAGTTATACCCTGACAGAAAATGCCGTGTGGGATGGCACCTATCAGCCCGGTTATTTTTATGCCGTGGTGGATGATGGCAGTGGCAACCATGATGCCGCTTTTGTCCAGCGGGCAGCTATAGCCATCGATGCGGTGCGGGGATTTACCGTCACATTTGGTGTATTTCCGCCAGATGTAATCAAAGCAGATGTCATTCTGGTTATCACCACCGATGGGACAGCTGATCATGGCGAAGTTGTCAGGCAGGTCAGAACAGCGATTATTCAGTTCATCAGCAGCCTGGCGCTGGGGAAACTGCTGGCATACACCCAACTGGTAAAAGTGGCCTACAGCGCCAGTCCGCTGGTGACCAATGTTTCGTCACTGACGCTGAATGGCGGCACTGCCGATATGGCAGCCTCTCACAGGCAGGTTATTCGTCCCGGAATGGTGAAGGTGAGCTGAATGGCCAGAGGCGATCAAAACGACTTTTATAACCGGCTTCATACCCTTCTGCCTGCTGGCTGGTTTGCTGATGAAAGTCCGGTTCTGTTCGGCGCGCTGACGGCATGTGCGAAGTCGCTGGCCTGGTGCTACAAACTCTATCTTTATGCCCGGTCGCAGACACGCGTGGCGACGGCCACCCATGGCTGGCTTGATCTCGCGGCGTATGACTTTTTTGGCAGTAGCCTTATCAGACCCGCAGGGATGGAGGACGACCCATTCCGGAATCAGATCAGAACGAATCTGCTGCGGGAGCGCGGCACTCGCCAGGCGGTTGTTCAGGTGCTTGAGACATTAACAGGAAGCCGGCCGGTAGTGTTTGAGCCGTTGCTCCCTGCAGATACGGGCGCGTATAGCGAACCGGCAACCGGATATGGTGCTGCTGGTGGTTATGGATCCCGTCATCTGCCTTATCAGGCCTTTGTTGCGGTCAGACGCCCCAAAGGTGAGGGCATACCCTGGGTGGCGGGCTACCACATTCCCTCATCCGGTTACAGCAGGGCTTCACGTGGCGAGTATATATCCAGGCACATGTTCACAGGCGGGATTACGGATGCACAGATTTATGCCGCTGTCGCGGCTGTCAAAATGGAAGGCACTCTGGTCTGGGTAAGATTGGTTTAGTGCTGGCAGGCTGATGTTGATTGGACGAAGCTAACTCATTTCATGTGCAATCGGTTATGTTAGTTTTGTTTAGAGAACAACCTTGCCCATTCAAGATCATTAGTATTATATTCACTGTATAGATACCCATCACAACACAGATCATTTGCAATAACTGGTTGTCGATGGAGGCCCAACCTCTGCATACAGAGCTCTGGGAAGGAGGCTAAATGGTGAATTTTAAAAAATTTCTTAAAACAGTGTCGGAACCCGAAAGATTAATGGATCTTTTTGTAAAGAATCGGTGGGATACGAGAGAAAATCCGGCTGGTGGAGAATCCAGTGAGCGATACTACTTTGACCGTAGTGGTGCTTTACGCATCAACCTAAAAAATAAGGACGTTCAAAACGCAATTGCTCACAATATGCGAGTGCTTGCTGAGAAAAAATAAAACGGGTGGTTAATGAGCGCGGCACTGATTGTTATAGTGTTAGTGTGTGGTTACCTGTATGTAAATAGCCACATACCTTCTAAGCATAAATTCAAAAAATCCACGGGCTGGCAATCATATTTCCAGGTGGCCCTCAAGGGCTCATATTACGTTTTTGTTTCTTTCATCGTTCTCATGGTCGCATGGTTTGCTTTACTGGCGGCTATGTGGCTATTAAATGCGCCGCTGTTGTTTACCGAAAAATACAAAGCATTTACTTTTGCCTATGACATTCTGAATGTCAAATTTGTGGGTGTCGGGCTTCCATTTCTTTTATTAGTTGCTATCACTGTTCTTATTAGCTTTAGCGAATCAAAAAATGAAGAAAAAAAGCTAAGAAATCCTGAGGAAAGGTTGAGGATATTCAGGGAGATAGCTAATTCCAGCCCTATCGAGGCCATTCTCTTTGAGTCAATAACAAGCAACAATAATCTTATGGTTTCCATAACCATGCATTCTCGCAAGGTATATATTGGCATTGTTCATGAAGCCCGGCTTGAAGATCATGATACCGATACGATAGTCATCATCCCTTTCCTGAGCGGGTATCGTGACAAAGACACTCTGAGCTTTGTGGAAGAAGTGAATTATGCTGAGCACTACAGTGAATGTGGAATTACCTTTGACTCTCATCCGATATCGCTGACCCAATATCGCCATGTCATACCCAGAGATCAAATAGAATCAGTTTCACTGTTTAATTCAGATATGTACAAAAGGTTCAAAAAGCGCAAATACTATAGAACCTCTTTTAATCGGAACAGGAATAGTAAAGTCTGAGTTTGTACATTTTTTTTCATTAATTCATAACGTTATATACACCCCGCTTCGGCGGGTTTTTTATGGGAAATTTTTATGGACCGTCAGATTGTTTATCCGGGCGCTATTCCGCTCGAAACCGACCTGCTCAACACCAATAAATTCGCTATGACGGGTATGGCAAAGCTTGCAATGGCCATACTGGGCTCCGATACCTGTCTGTATGGACTGCATTGCACACCCGACAGTCCTGCGTCCATGCGGGTCATTGTCGGCCCCGGCCAGATTTACAGTTTACAGAATACTGATAACACACCGTACTCATCACTCCCGGCAGATACGTCGGAACTCATACTGAAGCAGGGACTCGTCTATGAAGCAACCTCGCTCACACTGACCGCGCCTGCTTCAGCAGGTCACAGCATGAATTACCTGGTACAGGTCGGGTATGACGATGTGGACTCTGACGAAACGGTACTGCCTTATTACAATGCGGCAAACCCGGCAGTGGCCTACAGCGGTCCCGGTAACTCTGGCAAAGCTCAGCCGGCAAAACGGTCAAGTGTCTGCCGCCTGATGTTAAAAGCCGGGGTGTCTTCGCCCACGGGGTCACAGATTACACCTCAGCCGGATGCAGGATACGTCGCGGCATGGGGTATTACTGTCACGGCGGGCATGAACGCGATTACGGAAGCCAGTATTTTCATGATTGAGGGTGCGCCGTTTTTGCCGCCATGTGGCATCTATCCCTCCATTCAGCAGTGCGCTTCAACATTTGCTCACGATAGCGGCACGGCAAATCGTTATTCAGCGGCATACAAGCCTGCACTGGCAGAGTTGACGGATGGCATGCGTCTCACGTTTAAAGCCCGGGAAGCCAATACCGGTGCCTGCACATTCGCGGCGAACGGGGGGAAAGCATACCCGCTGTATTCGCATGTGCATCAGGAACTGCAGGGCGGAGAAATCATTAATGGCGGGCTCATTCAGGTCCAGTGGAACAGCTCCTTAAATGCCTGGCTGATGTGCGGAAATACTGGGGGTGCAACACCGGTGTCAGAGGCACTGAAACCCCATCATGCAGTCAGTCTCGGACAGGCTGATAAACGTTATCTGGAGAACAATAAAGGCTACAGCAAGGATGATGCAGCCAAAGATTTCCTGTCGCTAGGGGGCGGGGTAGTGACGGGGGACGTTGGTATCAAGGGAAAACTGACGGCTGAAAAAATCGTCATGGAAAAAGTGACATTCAGCGAGGACGGAAATATCAATGGTCCGCGATGGAAAACTGAAGAGTCTCAGGCCAGTGGCTGGTTATCTATCTGGGTGATGAAGGAACTGAAAAAGGTCAGCGACAGAATCGTTCCGTTTCCGTCTACAGATGAAATAACTAATCGCTGTGTTAAGCGTGTACGACTTGGAGCTGAAGTCAGGAAAAAGGGAGAGGCGATTAAGTTTGATCCTGGCTATATCATGACGGGGTTTAAAAACCCGGGAAAAATAAAGAAAGGATACGAATATACAGCCCGACCATTGCAGATTCTTGTCGGAAATGAATGGCAGACAATCGAACAAGGGGAGTGACATGATCGACCTTAAAAACTTCAAACCGGGAAAACCGGTCAGTGCTGATGATATTTCACGCCAAAAAGAATACGGTCTGAAATGTCTCTTCGATGAGTCCGGGAATGAATGGTATGCAAGTCAGCGTTTATTCGCTGCTGATACGTTAAAAATTGCATACGATCCGGATGGATATATCCGTAGCGTAAGCTCCGATGTGTCAGCACTCTGGCCGGTTTACCTGAGCGTGGCCGAAATAGCGCAGGATGATCAAAGCCGTCAGATTGATAACAGCGGGCTGTGGAAATATGCGGAAGGAAAAGTGATTAAACTGTCGCATGATGACGATTTGACGTCTTATGAAGATAAAAAAGAAGCACTGACAGAGGAGGCCGTATCGAAAATCATGCCGGGCATGGTAAGGCTGCTCCTGAAAAAACAGCTTTCAGCTGAAGAGTCTGACCTGCTGGAAAAACAGGTTAGTTATCTTGACCAGCTCAACAAGCTTGATTTGAAAGCTGCAAATCCTCCTGCCTGGCCAGAATGGCCAAAATGAATATCTCTAACCTGGCCCGTTATTTTACTCCTGTTTTTCGGGATATCGTACTCATTCTGAAGGAAAAGATGGCCCACATCCTTTGAGCCATTAAACGTAAGCTTCAGAACCTGTAGCCTACATCCATAAACACACTTCTTACGCCATGCTTCTTACCATCATACGAAGCACGCGCCCCTTCATAGCCTGCTGTAAGCGCCAGGTTGTCCGTAGCATTGAGTGTCACTCCAGAGCTGTAAGCATACTGATTGGATGAATGCTGATTGCCCGTCATCGGCGATTGCTGCGGGTCATCTTTTTCGTTGGTTATTACACTGGAGTGAGAGAGACCCGCGAGCGCGAAAACGCTGATCTTATCTGAGACACGATAGGTCGGCCCTGCCTGAAGTGAATAATATTCAGCCTTCTTATCCATCGCATGCTTTATTTTGTAATCATCCCTGCATTTGGTATCAGCCTGTCTGCATACGGTGTACTCGTCATCCCAGTTATTTTTCATCGCGGTAAGCGAACCCATCACCCCCCAACGTTCAGCGTTTTCAAACTGAAACCGGAAGTTACCTCCGTGAATATCCCCAAAGTCTTTAATCCTGGCCTGCTGATAGCCAAGTGACATGGTGGGTCTTTCATGAGGATCACGAGCCATTGCTGCCGTACACATCAATGTGAAAGACAAAAGAGATAAAAGCATTTTTCTGAACAACATCTGAACTCCTTTTAGAAGTGGGATGCAAATTTCGGCATGCATACCCGTTGAGGTACGCTCATTTTTAGTCAGAATGCAGTTCAGAAAAGTGAAAATTACCCATTATCTTTCAATGCATTAAAATGAATATTGTGGTGGCAGTGCTGTTATTTTAATGTTTAGTTTAAAGATGCCGGACAATAGCAATCAATCATGAGTGACGAAGACAGCGTGTCAGCTTAACGTCGGTAATCCTGTTTAGGGGCATAACATCCTGACTCTTTATGGCGAAGCCGGGGCCATACAGCTCAGGGAGGTGTGCGCAATATCGTGATCAGGATTTGTAGTGCTGCATAATGGTTTTAAAGTCAGCTTTTTGAGTTCGATGCAGATAATTGGGGATTTAGGAAAAGGCGTGTAAGGCAGCATGCACAATGATGGGTGAGGCTGTCTGGCAGTTAGTGGCTGGTAATAAAAGCGTATATCAGGAGGCAATTGCCAGAAAAGTTGTTGCTAAATCACAGCATCGTGATGGTCTGGCGGCAAGCATTGCACTACGAACACTGATGCAGGTTAGAAAATAGAAGCGGCGGGCAGGCGGTCCAACCCTGAAAGTTATCAATGTCCCCGTAGTGCCAGAATCGGACATTGCGAATAAAATTTGTGTTGACCTGCGTAGATAAAACAGGTTTCTGTATAGACAGCTAAACCTTAGAGTTGAAGCAAATCATCTATTTTCACTATAAGGACAACAAGATGTCTGACTACCATTTCTATCAAAAAGGTAAACAGATAGTTGCGTTAAAACATTCGGAAGAAAACCAAGCTCTTAAACTAATTAATCAGGGCTATGAAAAGCAATTTGAAGAGATTAGTGCTACTTCGAAAAAAAACGCACTCACGCGTCTTTCTAACATTCGTACAGATAATCGGATAGATCAGCGTAACTTTTTAGCTGGTGCTGGCACGATGCCATTGATAGGCATTTTGACGGCAGTCGCAGTTTTTTTATTACGAAAAAAACAGCCCTAAAATTGACTACGTCCGCTTGTCGCTCATAGCTGACATCAGCCTAGCGTCAGTCCGCTTTGTGCCAGAAGCGGACATGTTTTATGAGGCAGAACGGCCAAAGTTCTCTCAATTTCAAAACCCGAACACTGTGTGTGCAGCAAAGCGGTTTTCAGGTAATCCGGGACTGACATCAGATTCAGCTTTGAGCAATGCACCGTCATATTCAGACAGGGCAGTAAGTCCCACTGTAGCCGTGGTGCAATAGAGACGGGTAAAACCCTCACCGGCAAGTGCCGGACAGGTGCTCTGCATTCCAGGTGACGTCAGAATAGCAGCGGTGGTCCCATCCGGGCGGTAACGGACAACACGGCTCCCTCCCCATTCAGCATTCCATAGATATCCCATTGCATCCACGCAGGAGCCGTCAGGCGCGCCGCTGCCTTTGGTTTCTGCGAACACGCGCTGGTTCCGCAGCGAGGGATAATCACAGCACATTATCCGACCCTGCATCGAGTCACAGTAATAGAGCGTGCCACCCTCGGGGCTGAAACAGATGCTGTTCGGGATAGCGACGTCGGGCAATGCGAGCGTCTCAACAGTCAGCGTCGTCGCGTTGAGCCGGTGAAACTTACCGATGGCTTTAACGGGATAACCGTCATCCATCGTTCCGAAGACAAAATTACCGGCACGGTCACACCGTCCATCACCTATACGGGTGCCGGCGTCTCCTGGTGAAGCGGCCACCGGGGTAAGCAGCCCGCTATTAAGATCATAAAAAGCCAGCCCTGACGCGAATCCCATCAGCATAATATGACTTTGTTCAGTCAGTGCAAAGGAGCCAAAGCGTTCAGGCAGCGACCAGCGCATCACAGCATCATTGCCTTCTTCTAAGGCGAGCAGTTCACTGGCTTCTATGTCAGTCCAGAAAAGCCTGCGGGTTCTTTCACACCACAGCGGGCACTCTCCCAGCGTATTCCTGACATCAGCTGCAATTGAAAACATGTTAATCCTCCGGATGAATAAAGATCCTGTTGCGCGTTAGCAGACGTGACTTACGCGGTCACTGCGGAAACCGTGCAGAGAGCCGATCGCCGAAAAGCATGACGGCCAGTCCGACCAGCATGACAACCATTCCCCCCAGCCTGAGTAACGAAACCGGACGCCGCATAGCACCCAGCAGGCCAAAATGGTCAATGATCTGTGAAGAAAGTAACTGTCCGACAATCGCCAGCCCGAGCAGAGCTGAAAATCCGATTTTCGGTGCCAGCACGACATAGCTGAACAGGGCACATGCGCCTATCAGTCCGCCCGCCAGACTCCAGAGGGGTTGCGACGGGATCGCCACTAACGATGTCATTAACCCACCCCGCAGCAGCGCGTAAATCCCCAGACTGAACGCGCCCGCCGTAAAGGAAAACAGCGCCGCAGTGACCGGATCGCCGCCCAGCCCCTTTGCCAGCTGGCTGTTCAGGGTCGTCTGAAGGGTGATCCCCAGACCTGCGGCAAAGGCGATTACGTAATAGATCAT